AGCGGCCATCTTCGCTGCGCGCAATGCTTCCTCGCCGGCCATGCCAGATTCGCGAAACGCGCCTTGCGCCTCGATCATGTAGCGCATCTTGTCCGACATCGACGCGCCCGGCAGTTCCGTGTGTTTCGCGAAGTCGAATGCACTCTGGTTCTGCGCCGCCGTCATGCCGAACATCTCGAAGCGGCGCTTCTGAAGTTCGTAGTCGCCAGCCGCTTCCGCGCCACTCTTGACGCCCGCGTATGCCAGATAGCCGGCGACAGCAGCGCCAATCGCAACGCCGCCGCCGGGAACGCCAAATCCAACCCCGCCGAGACCTGCGCCGCCCGGCCCGACATGGCCGCGCAAATGCGCACCGCCTCCATGACCGCCGCCGCCACGACGCCCGCCGCCCCCCGCTCCCGGAATCACCGGAATCGACGGCAGCGAACCGAGCGCATGAATGCCGCGCATCTGATGCGCGAGCATCGCCGCATTGCTCGACGACGAGCGCAGCGCATCGCTGAGCGCCTTCGTCGACCGCGCCAACTCGCGCACTTCAGGATTGAACGCCGAAATCTTGCCGATGTGACCCGACAAGCGCCCGGCGGCGCCGTCCGATTTGTTCAGCTCGACCAGCAGCTTGTTGACGCCGTCGATCGCCTTGCCGTCGAATGCAGACAGCTTGCCGAACGTCTTGACGAGGATCTTCGCGTGCTGGTCCGTCTTGCCGATCGCCTTGTCGAGCGCGTTGGCGTAATTCGTCGCCTGCTTGATGCCGCCGTTTGCCTTGCCGATCTGCTTGAACTGTCGGTCTAGCGCCGCGACCTGCAGTTCCACCTTCAGCATCTGCTTCGACAACTCGAGCAGCTTCGGCGTAATCAGGTCATGCAGGGTAAGGGTCGTGCCGACCTTAAAGGCTTCTATCATCGCGTAACGCCGTCAGTGTTTTTGTGGACCACAGGCTTCTTGACGCCGCGCCCGGAGAGCCATTCCGTGATCATCTTCGACGCAGTGAGCGCGACGCGCGGCGCGCTATGAATGCCAGCCGGGCCCATGACCGGGCGCGGCGGCATGCGCGAGGTGCCGAGTTCGTGCCAGACCATCTTCTGGTCGTCGCTACCGATCACCGCGGCATGGCCGTCGGTCGTGACAACATACTTGATGCTTTCGCGCATCTCGCCGGTGCGCAGCAGAGGCGCGTCAGCCTCAAAGCCATCGCGCACCTTCTGCGCTTCGTACTCAGGCGACAGCGCTTCCCAGTGCGGATCGCTGTGATAGAAGCCGATCATGCCTTTGGCCGTCTCCTGCACTTCCTCGGCCGCAGCCTCGAGCACGGCGTGCTTGACCAGCTTCGTCTCGATGGCGAGCAACTGGAGATGCGTGGCAAAACTGGCGAAACTTCGGAATGTCTTCATGTCCGCTCGACGAACTCTTTCTTGTTCCAGTCGAACTCGCGATTGCTCTGCTGTTCGGAAACGATGATCGACCACGCATAGCGGGTCGTCTCGTCGAGCGAGAACGCCACGTCGAAGGGAACGTTATGCTGCGTCAGCCACAATGCTTCCCGGATCGCGGCGTTGGCTACTATTTTTTTGCTGCACCCTCGTCGACCTCCACTTTCGAAATGCCGAGGAGTTGCTGAATGCCTTCGTTCGCAGCGTCGATGCCGTGCTCGTCAAGGCGCTGATAGAGCGCTTCGATCTCGCGCTTGGTCACCGGCACCGAGATCGGATCTCCGTCGATCGATCCCACATACATCAGCGGGGCCACCGTGCCAGCCCACAGCGTGTTCGAAGAACTCTCGCCCATGGCGTCGATGAAGCGCAGGCGCTGCAGGGGTTTCGGCAGGCGCAGCGTGATCGTGCGGCCTTCGCCGTCCTCGATGGACACCGTCTGGCCGGTCTGCTTGATGATCGCCTCGCTCGGACGTTCGATCGCCGGGTTGTCTTGCCGCGCGGCGCCGGGCTGCTTCACAGTGAGTTTTGTCATGGCTTTTAGGTGAGAGTTTTCGGGATGCGGCCGACTTCAGGCCGGCCGCATGGATTACGCTAGCTTGATGCGGCGCGCGGCGAGCCATTCGACGGTCATCTTCACCGTCTCATCGCCCTGCGCATCGCCCGGATTCGGAAATTTCAGAATCACTTGCGTGTATTGGTACTGGGTGATCGCGCCGCTCACTTCCGTGATCGTTTCAGTGATCGTGGACGGAAGCATGTTCTGGCCGGCGTAGTACGCAGCCTCCTGGGCGGCGAAGTAGTCGTCGACAGTGCTGTCCTGGCGCTCGATCTCAAAAGAGCCGTTCCAGCCGTCCGGGAAGACCACATGCCGCGTGATGCCGTCCAAACCCTTGATCTTCTTGTCGATCAGGTCTTGCTTCTTCGTGAACTTGGTCACGAGGTTGAACTGCAGCGGGCCGCTCGGCGTCTGCACATTGATCGCATAGTCGCGACCAACGTTAAAATTATCTACAGGCATCAGTCGCACCTATGAAATGAAAAAGGCGCCCGAAGGCGCCTGAGTGCTGTTGGAGAGTGCGGCTTAGCCTGCCGAGGTTGCGCTCGAAGACTTCACGACAACCGTCTGGCCGCCTTGCAGGTTGATGACGAAGTAGAAGACGATCGAGAGATACTTGACCGTCACGTTCGCCGTCATGTAGCCGTTGGCCACCGCCTGATCGCTGTTGTTCGTCTTGTCGATCACCACCGTGTACGGCACCGCTTGCGGGTTGTTCACGTCGCCGATGTAGCCGACGTTCCACAGGTTCGACAGAAACGCCTGCATCGCCGATTTCGCCTGGTTGCGAAGGTCGACCGTCTGCGGCTTGCCGATCACGTAACCGAACGCCGCCGACAACGTCAGCGCGAGGTAATTCGTCATGCGCGTGTAGTTGTCGCCGCACGTCGCCGGGTTGCTCGACGCGTTCTTGCCGGTCTGGCACGCGTAGTAGTTGCCGCCGGGCGACGGGTTCGTGATCACGTCCAGCCGCGACGTCGAAACCTGTCCGATTTCCGCCATGCTGTACGCGTTCTTCTGCGACACGCGCTGCGTGCTGGCGATGCCGAAGATCGGATCATTCAGGCTCGACAGGTGCGGCGCCATGGATGCCTGATTGGGCGCCCAGAACGTCGTCGGACCGAGCAGGCGCTGCACGCCGTTCGTGTTGTCCTGCCAGTAGATCCAGTCGCCGACGAACACTTTCAGGCCGTAGCCGTCCGCGCCGGCCGTGTTCAGGCTGGTCGAGACGGTCGTGTACGACGAACCAGACGGGCCTTGCACGCCGAAGTAGATGCCTTCGGACAGCGCGAACGCGAGGATCGTGCTCCAGGACGTCGAATCGGTGTGATCGATCAGCGTTGCGACCTGCACGCCCGAGTTGCGCAGCGAGTACATGCCCTTGCGGGTCACGCTGGTGCCGTCCGTGCCGAGCAGCACTGCGTCGGTGATCGTCGACGTGCCATCGGTGCCGGCGGTCGCCGTGAACGTGTTGACGACGCTCGGCGCTGCGGTGGACGAGCCGACTGTTGCGACGAACAGTTGCGACGGGCCGCGCGCGGATGTGCCGAGGTTCACGGCGTTGACGAAGTTCGCCCACAGCGCCCCGGCAGTGCCGGTCACGTTGTCGAACACTTCCGGCGTGAAGCCGGGGCGCGTCAGCGTCAGTTTGTAGCTCGACGCGGCCGTGCCGGTCGTGATCGCGGCCGTCAGCGTGTTACCGACCGTGCCGGTGTAGATGGCGGTCAGCGTCAGGCCGGTGACGGTGCCTGCCGTGTCTTTCACGAGGCACGAAGCTGCGACGTCGGTGCCGTCCGTGACGCGCACGTACTGAATCGCGTTGGCGCCGCCGGCGAGGGCCACTTGCACAGCCGTCGACAGGTCGTATTTGCGAACCTGCGGCGAGCCGAGCCAGTTGGCTTGGTCGTTGCCGGAGCCGATCAGCGTTGCGCTGTTGACCGGACCCCACGAGCCGATACCGACCAGGCCGAGCAGGTTCGTCGCGACACCGTTGATGATCGGCGGGGGCGGCTGGATTTGAAGATAGACGCCCGGCGCATTCAACGCGGTGACGTTGAGCTGGCCGGCTTGATAGATCGGCATATGTGATGCTCCAAAAGAAAAAGCCACCCGAAGGTGGCTTTCTCAGCGTTGATGTGGTGTTACTGCGCGGCCGTCTTGACGACGTGCCCTGCGTTCTCGCCGGCGAGCACCTTGGCGACTTCGTCAGCCGATTCGATGCGCGCGCCGCGCTCGTAGTCGCCGAACGGATGGATCACGACGAGCGCGAAATCCGCCTTTGCGGCGGCCTGTTTGTCAGCCATGACGGCTCCTAATAGATAGTGGTCTTGATGACTACGCCGGTTACCGGATCGGCTTGCTTCGTTTGCGTCACGACAACATCGGTCGCCTGTTGCGAGATCGTCGTCGGATACTCGACCGAGTAACAGAGGTCGCGCCGGTACAGGTTCGCCTTCTCCTGCAGGTCGACGACATCCGAACTGTGGTACAGCAGCCGCCCGCCGAAGCCGTCAGGCAGCGACAGGAAGTTGATCTGCGCGAGCATCGGGTCGAGCACCTTGGCCGCTGCATCGCGCAGCGCCGGTGTCGGTGCCCAGATGACGATGCGCAGCACGCGCGACTGACGCTTGACCTCTTTCGCCACCGTGCCCGAGCCACCCGAGCGCAGCGTGGGTGCCGGCGTGCCAGCGGAAAGCGTGATGATCGGGCCGCTCGACGTCGCGCCCGGATAGACCGCGGCGATCAGCGTCGCAAGCGCACTGGCGATCGTCGACAGCGTGTCGTTCGGCTGCGCCGCGTACGTGAACGGATGGCCGGCGATCAGCACGGCTACGTTCTGCGCAAAAAATGTCGCCGGGATGCTGCCGCCAACCGTGATCGTCTGGCCCGATTGGCTCAGCACCACCGTCGGCGCGTTGTGCAGCACCGTTTGCCACGCGTCGAGGTGGCGCGTGGTCTTTTTCTCGATGTTCGTCGGGTAGACGGACACGTTGACCTTGCCTGCGGCGAGATCCGGGTCGAGTTGCGCCGATGTCGGCCATCCGGAACCGACGCGGCACTGCGCGCCGATCGCCGACGCCTGGCTCGTCCCGTTCGGGTACAGCGTAGCCGCGATCACGCCGACCAGCGTCGTCTGAACTTCGGAGATGTCGGCCATTATGTCTGCGCCTGTTGTGCGGTCATCCGATAGCCGAGATCCGTAAGCTCAACGCTCGACAGGATGTAGCGCCGGCCGAGATCGTCGAACGCGAGATCAGTCGTGCGCAGCGTCACGCCGGGAATCGCCGGGCACAGGATCGACCACCATGGGTTGCGGACGTCACCCGGCAGCCCGACCTCGTTCTTTTCTCCCTTTGTGCCTTGCAGCACGGATGCGAACCAGCCGGCAGCGAGGGGCGTCTGCGTCGCGGGTGTGTTGCCCTCGTAATTTGTCACCGCGCCGAGGTCAGACTGCGCCTGCGGCCGCGCGAACGACAGCGTGCGGTTGCACTCGACCGCGAGGATCGGTAGCAGCGCCTGCTGCGCGGCAATGAAAAACGTGCCCTCTGCGCCGATCAGGTAGTCACCGACCTGCGTTTGCGTGCCATCCAGCAGCGCGTACCAGGTCGGCTTCGCGTACTTGTTCGGGCGGCTGTACGTCATGTCCTCGGCGTTGAAGCTCGCAAGCAGCGACGTCGAGATTGGCTGAAGCGCCGTGATGTCGGCCGTGACTGGCCGGTATTGGCTATACGCGGTGCCGATCTTGCTGGCTGCGATGGCATAGCCGCGGTAAACCTTCTGCTGGATCTTTGCGCCGTCCATGATTAGCCTCGGATAACCTGGCCAGCACCATTGCCGAGCTCGGGGCCAGGTGCGAAGCCGAGAAACCCGCACATCCGGCGGCGCCACTGGTCGAACAGCTTCGACCGGTCGGAGACTTCGCTCTTGTTGCGCGTCCAGACAGCAGCCTGATCGGTGTCGAGGTTGTCACCGGCGCCGAAAATCGCAGTTTCCAGCGCATAGAGCGGCGTCAGATAGACGGTCGTCAGCGTCGTTTCTTCTTCCGGCCGGAGATTCGTAAGTCGATGCTGCAGCGTCATCCAGATGCCCGGCGAGACCCACCCGTAAGCGAAGTCTCGCGAGTCATCGGCAACGGTATCGCCCAGCATCGGATAACCGGCGAAGCGCCGAACATCGGCCAATTGCTGAGCGGTCAGCATTTACGCGATCTCCCAACCGCCGGGGCGGTAGTTTTCGACTTCGTCGGGATGAACCTGCGCGGTGTGCGGCGCGTCGTACACCTTCTCGTCGCGCTTCATCGTGACGTACTCGATTTCGTCGGCTGCGTCGCCATTTTCCGGCGCGTCGAGCGGGACGATCTTTGCCTGCTCGTCGGCCGAGAGCGCCGCGAACTGTTCTTCCGTCAGACCTGCTGCTTCGAGCGCTTTGGCGCGCGCTTCTGCGGCTGCTTTCGCTGCCTTCTGCGCCTTCGTCAAACCTGCCATGCTTTCTCCTTGATGATCGGCGGCCCGCAGCCGAAGCCACGGGCCGCCGGCGGCATTAGCCGAGGAACAGCGCCGTGTGTTGCGGCTTGATGTTCGCCCAGCCGTACGCAATCGACACTTCGTAGCGAACGCGGCGATATTGCTTGTACATCGCCACTTCGAACGCGAGGCCGCTGCGGTCGTCGACCAGCGTGACGCGGTCTTCGGCCATGTCGCCTTCTTCCGGCAGCGCGGGCATACGCGTCGCC